CTGTTTTGTCCTGTTGAGTTTTTCTAATTCTGTGTTAAAATCACCTGTGTCTATGGCCGCTGATGAAACAGAGTCACCAAATACTCTAATGCTCTTTGATTGATCATCAAAATCAAATACATCTTTGTATTTTTCAACACCTTTGGCTTCATCCACAAGTTCTTTGACTGCTCCTGCGGCATCTGTAACAGCATCATAGATTTTGCCACCCAATATGGATACTGCTGTTAATCCTGATATAATTCTTCCAACTGGTGATTTGCCAAATACAGCAAACAATGTCGTGAAAGCAAAAGTCAATCCTTCCACATTCTTGATAGTGAAAGTGATTGCTTCCCCCAAACCTTTTCCAACACTAATAATAAATTGTTCGTTGGCTTCAATTAATTTTGTTAATTCGTTTGTGGCTTCAGTCAGTTGTGGTGCTAGTCCCTGGCCCAACTTGTCTGCTGAATTGGCAACGGCTATTCCAAAGTTTGAAAACGCCACAGATAGATTGGGTAATAATCTCTGAGTGGCACCACCAAATTCTTTTTGAATACCTTTAGCAAGTGCATCTGTGATCTTACGAGCACCTTCAGCCGTCTTTCCAAATTCTGAAACTTGTAATCTTGTGACACCTAATTGTTCTTCCAATATACGGAATACTGGAACCCCCCTGTCAGCAAGCCTGTTTAATTCTTCCAGTCCCAATCCCCCTGATACTGTTCTAGCAAAAAGGTCTGTGATGGCTTCAAGTGTTCCTATCTGATCCGTTGTGATCGCCGCGGTGTCTGTGAAAGTGTTTAATAATTTTTCTGTGGGTTGGATACCCGCCGCCTTCAATTTAATGAAAGATGTTGTTAATTGTTCAACTGAGAACTGCGTCCTTGTTGAGAAATCTGTGATGAAAGAAAATGCCTCCGCACCTTCCCTGGCTGATCCAGTGACTGATACTAATGCTGTCCTTAGATCTTGAAATCTTGCCGTGGTCTGGACGATGCCTCTGATAGCGGCACCAACCCCAATTGCGGCAAGGGCTCCAGCGGCCGCCTTTGCGGCTCTACCAAGGTTCAAAGAACTTTTGGATGCTTGGTCAAGGTTCCTGTTTAATTTTCCTAATGCCTGTTGATTCCTTACAACAACATTTAGGTCTATATTACCTGCGGCCACCTTTCGCCCTCGCTTTCTGTTGTCTCATCGTTCGCTCCGTTTGGTCGTGTTCCATCTTGAAGTATGCTGACCACATACTCAACTCCAGTACTGAAAACTGCATCACTTCTGATAGACTTTTTTTAAGTCTATCAGCGACCATCATAATGAGCCTTAACTCACCACTGGATTCTATTCCTTTGCGATGTCCTCAACAGGTGCTTCCAACTTTGCTGAGTTGATCGCCGCCGCTACCTTTACGACAACCATGGGATCAGCCTCATTCATCAAAGTTACGATGTCAGCCTCTGCGAACATCTTGGAACCATCAGCCTTCCTTGCTTTCAACACAAGAGAAACTGCCAATGCTTCCGCCGTTTTGCCTTGTGACTGTAATTCAATCACTCTGGCTTCGTCTTTGAATGGATATGTTTTTCTATAATAGACATCACAATCCCATTCTTCGCAATGATATTTCATCAAATCACCACTGATTGCGGACTTGTAGTGATCCTGTATTTTTTTAATTGTTTCAGACATTATCTGAATCTCCTTCTTGCTCTATTGAGCACTTCCCGTGTGGCTGGTCGTGTCATACCACGCGGTGCTTGTTTTGAATATCCCTCGTCTAATCTATCTATGTAAGGCACGCGATTGGAAACCTCATAACTATATTTCCTTTCTTTTCGTAGCCTCCAAGATTTTTTAGCACGACCAGAACGAACTGGCGTTTTCTGTTTGACGGTGTCAAACAAATCTTGGGATATTGAGCGGACCATCTGATCTACATCATTTGATAGTTCAGAGATCACTCGTTTGCTATTGAAACTGACTTTCAATGATATCATTATAAGTCAGTTATTGTTAATGCACCAGACCCTTGGAATGTAGCACTACCTTCTACAACACCATCAAAATTTGATGATATTGAAAAACCTGTAATGATAACACTTCCCTCAAGTTTGATACCTGTAGTTTCGCCTGATGGATAAAATTCAATTTCTCCAACGGCTTCTGGGTTTTGAACGTAACTCAAAATGTTTCTCTGACCCGCATCTTCATCTCTTTGATAAAGATCAAATGATCCTGAGAACTGAGTTAATCCAGGCAAGTAAGTTCTTGATCCTGTGCCCATAACTGATGTCTCAATGCTCTGAACTTCAGTATCTATAGTGAAAGATCTGACAGAAGCCACAGCCGCCACAGTTGAGTCAGCACCAACGAACTTGATCACACCTGATTCTCCAGTGTATACTCCAGTATTAGTTGCCATTGTATTACTCCTCGTTTGTTAGATCTTCTGGACCTCCAAGATCTGATTTGATTATATCAACTTCCTTGACCTCCAATTTGTATTTTGGAGTTTTCTTAGGAGTTGATTTGGTTTTGGATGGTTCATAGGTCCAACCATCTTTCAAATGTGCTTCAACTTGAAAGCCTCGCACTCTTTTGAAACTTTTATCTTTGTACATCTTAACAGACATTATAAGACTCCTTTCTTGTATCTATATGTGACATCCACATTCACAACCACTTCGCCCAGGGGTGGTTCCCTCTCAATCACTTCCACGTTGGAAACATTCGTTGTGACTGAATGTATGTTTGCCGCGGCAAGAGTGATATCTCTGTTCCTGCTGATTTCCAATGTTTCTTCAATTCGTTCCACTATTTCATTTCTGAGGGTGTCTAATTCTGTGCCCCTCACATAGCATCTCAATTGATATTGTATCGTGCCTTGTCGCTCACCCACAGAGATGTCCTCTCTGACCTCGTTGCTGGTTACCACTAGGATCGCAGGAAATTGTGTTATCGCTAATTTTTGTATGTCAAAGAAAACTCGTGAAATCTTGCCTGGGGCAGGATCTGTCATGTTCTCCAATTGAGCTACGATGTTCTTTGCTATGTTTTCTCTGGCTGACATTATCTAATCAATCTACCGTTATAAAATGTTTGTTTCTCACTGTCTGTGAATGTGCCTGATGAATCAATGTCATAATGCACACCTACCCTTATGATAAGGTCAAATTCTTCCTCAAATTTGGCTTTGTAATAACTCATTTTCTCTCTGAATATGTCTCCGTCTGGATCAAACGTAGAGAGCTTGGGATAGATGTAATAGGCTAAGACGTGATACACAGCGGCTCTCGTGAATTGAGATGAATCCAATCTTGATGGAGATAATTTTGTTATTCCACCCAAAACTGAGATATCGTGTCTCTCATAAGTGGGCCACCATTTTATGTTCAGTAGTCTGATTATATCGTCGTATGTTTTTTCGTGTTCTGTGTTGTATTCTTGAATACCAAATTGTTTGATTTGTGGCTCGTATTCTAAAATATCTGAATCACTAGCAAATGTTGCCATAGATAAAAGTCCTTCTTTATGTTATCACAAAGGTCCTACCTTTGATACACTTATTTAGTGGTTATTGTGAGAAAGTCTACAGTTGTGATCACAGGTATGCCAACATCTGGCGCACGATCGTTCACAATGTAACATCGCCTACCTTGTGTCAGTGCGGACAATTTTCGTTTGATTGAATTGGTGTATTTCCTCGTGGTGTAACCCTTGCCATACATGGGATCCTGCACACTGCGATCAGTCAATCCCCAATCACAACCCAATATGTAGATGGGTTCCGTGCTCTTCTGCATGGCCAGATACACAGCCATCAATCCTGAATTGGTGCTGTTCAACAGCATATCATTCAATATGTTCCAACCCGTGTGTTGTGCATCAGGTCTTGTGTAATATTCTATGCTGGGATCTCGTTTTATCCTCTTGACCACATCCACATCAAAGGCACACACCATATGGACGGGTCTTGCGAATTGGATGTAATTGACTCCTATTTCTAAATTCTGTGGAGGCAGTGTGACCAGCAGATGATCTGCTGATGGGCCGTTGAACCAAACAATCGTTGACATAATGATATTTAATCAGTCACAAAAAAAGGGCGACATTTCTGCCGCCCTTTCCTATGTTCATAGATTCAAATCAAATCAATTAATTAATCTGATTATCCCCCAGGATTTTTATGCCGTAGCTATTGTGTAATACAGATACACCGTATCTAGTGCTGGCCACAACCTCATCAGCTCTCAGGCTGGCGTCCCTCTGGGTTTCAACCTTTAAGCCTTCAGCAACTGCTAAACCTAGTGCGTCTCTGCTGAATACTGCGTTCACAACAGAAGTTGCAGAATCTTCAACAACATTTGATGATTCAAATATGTCAATTCCTGCGATTCTTCCAATGTAACCTTCAGACATCGCTTGGTTTACAACGTTCGCTGGGTTTGGATTTACGAATGTGTTAGTTAAAGTTTTCTTCACATTGTAGATCGCTTTTGGTGAGAACACACCGTAGTAAGGACCAGGCACAGCCGCCGCTTTTAAAGTAGCATACGCTTCAAACAAGTCTTTTACTTCAATCTCGTCTTGAGCCGCACCAATTGATGCAGTGAAAGATGAGAACAAGCCAGTTAAAGCTCTGTCGTGTCTTTTTGCGATTGCTTCACCAAATAACTTACCTAGGTCTGCGATCACGTTTGATACTGAGTGGTTTCTCGCCATGTCAGTCAAAGTAGTCATGATACCTGCTTCTGTTAATGTGATGTTGGCAACACCAGTTGAGATCGCAGTGTTTGATAGGTCTGAAGCCTCACCTGCATCTGAGGCAATCGTTTGTGTGCTGTATAAAGGCACTTGTAATACCTTTCCAGCGTTTGCTGGCACTGTGAAATTTTTCACAAGTCCAGGCATGATTGAAGTCTCTGATGCAACGAACATCGCCTCTTGGACGATGGGGCTGATCAGATCATTCAACGTAGTAGTAGTTGATTCATTAGACATTGTCTAATCTCCTTTTTATTGTTTGTTAATTAGAAAGATTAAAAGCCTTGTTTCTTGCGATACTCAGCATAGATCTTTCTATGTTCTGGATTACTCATATCCAATTTATTAACATCAACTTTGGAAACACCCCCAGGGTTTGTGTTTGACTTGGATCCACCTCCTGGCTGACCCGCTGAAACAAAATGAGGATTTGTAGTGAGGAATTCTCCAACCAACCCATCAATTGTCAAGGGATCACCATTGTCAGTGTATCTAGTCTGTCCCGTTTTAGGATCAATCACTTCAACTTCTCCCGTCTCTGACATCTTGACATTTTCCCTCACGAGCCTTGCGACCTGTTCTGGATTTACTGCCCTCTTGGTAGATGCCGCATTTATCAATGCCCCATCCACTTTGATCTTTGTCAGTTCAGAAGTTAGTGAAGAGATCTTGCTGTTAAACTTCTCAGCATTGTCCTTCAACAGTTTCTCAAACTCTGACTTCTCCTTGGCTTTAGCAATCCTTTCAGATTCTTCCTTGGCCATTAGAGATTGGTATTTCTCAACATCTATCCCTTCGTATTTCTTTGCGAATTTGGCTTCTGTCTTTCTTCTTACTTCTGCCGCAATCGCATCCAGTTCCGCTTGGGTATAGTTTTTCGCGGGTTGATTTTCCGCTTCTGCCTGTTCTGTTTTTGAGACTGTCTCAGGTGCCACAGTAGCAGTCTGAGTGTCTAGCGATGTATTATGCTCCATCTAAGCCTCCTTTTTATGTACGTGAGTTGGATATCTCACTAACCTTTGTAATGTTATTTATAACAGATTAATAAAACATAGAATCATTAGGGTCAAGACCCCAACGCTTATAATAAGCAGTTCGTCCAAGTTTGGATTGTGCATCTTTGAGTTCTTTCAAGGGTTGGATAAAAATTAATGGACACTTGCCAAATGAGAAAGACACACCTTTATGTAGGCCAGCATTGTCAGGATGATCGTAGAGCACAGCAAAATTAGGATTGCCTTCGTGACCCTCGCCACATATCCTCGCCAATTTGTTTTCACTTATCTTATACTGAATATAGATGACGACACACTCCAGAGCAAGAGAACCAAAGAGATTACAACAGTGAAAAATTTGATCCACAAGATTAGATTTTCCAGGCACAATTTGGATCGTTTTTGCCTTAAGAGTTTTTTCCGCATACGGGCAGATTCTCTCTCCAACTTTAGGATTTTTTTTGCTAACAGTTTGTTCAATCCATTCATATACGTCCTTGCTACTTACTCTTACGACGGCCTGAGGCTCTGATGGCACGTCCTTGTCTTTCTGCTTGTTTTTTCGTCTTATAGACTTTGCCACTTGACCCCCATCTATAACCTCCTTGCACTCGCCTAACTGGCATTATTTTCTTCTTCCACTCTTTCTTTTGGACATTGGTGCTCTTCGTCCTGATGATCGCATGGATCTTGGTGCTCTTCTTCCTGATTTTTTAGCCATCGTTCTTTCTCCCGTTTGTCCAATGTTTGTTTCCAATGTTTGATTGGATATATTGGATCTCTATCCGTATTTAACGAAGGAGCATACAATTCCAACAACTCAATCCCCCTGGCGTGGACAACTTTCTTCAAACGTATGCAGGCCTTCCTCGCCCTGGTGGCATAGGTCTTGGATGGATGTTTCATTAGTTTTTCATACTGTGTGAAATATTCAAGACACAACTGTTTCATCTGTCTATGACGTGCTGTCTCCTCAGGTGATCTATACAATCTACGATTGGTCATTATTTCAACTCCTCAGGTTTGATCACTGTGAATTCAATGTTGTGCCATGGGGTCACCCTGCCCTGTGGATCCCTATATAACTCTCCACTTTGAATGGATTGGGCACCCATGAACGTCTTGTATCCCGTGCCATACATCTTTTTTTGAGATACTCTTACAGGCCGCCACTCTTGACCCTGTGCATACCGCTTGGCGTGTATGGTTTGTATTCCTTTTGTTTTTTTTGCTCCCGCCATTCCTCATATGTTCCTTAAATGTAAATCCCTTGTGGATTTTCTATATTTAAACTGTTGGCACCTATCTCTGTGAAATTGTGTTCCCTGTCCAAGAACTTGTAATCCACTCGTTCAGGATCAAATTGCTGTAACCACATTAATACAGTTTCAATCTCAAAGTCCTTGCAGGAATACACATCCAATTGGATCACTGGATATTCTGTTTCAACCCAACTGTGAAATGTAATAGATGATGTTTCAATTATTACGACTCCACTCCAACCTGTGTTGCCCACCACGGGACACCACGCAGTGTGTGGTCCTGACAGTATCTTCATGTCAATATGACGCACTAGGCTTTCTAATTCTGCTTTAAGGTCGTGGTTTTGTAATGGGGGTGAATTGACTTCCGCCCTAACGAGAAGATGCTTGTGCTGTAGATGTGGTTGCATTGTCTTCTCTCCATTTGGCTTCTATGCGAGTTTGTTCCGCTCTTCTACCCATACCGCAAGGATAACACACCCAACGGTTGTTGCCCTCATCGTGCCACCACATCAATGTAGTGTTGGTTTGATTACATTTAGGACAAATCATTATATTAATTGTTTGAATTTAATAATTGTTGTTTAGCAGAATCAATATCTGCTTGTGTAATTTCTGAATGTAATTGTAATATCTGGGCATCTGTATATCCGCCCATAATCATCTCTTGGATGTGTGGAGTTCTTGTTTGTGCTGTTGTGGTAGGATGTTCCATCTCTTCCTCTTCTTCTGCTGTCATCTCTTCGTATTCTTCCTCGTCGTGTGCGAGGATTTCCATAACTTTTGAATCAATCACGGATTTCACTTTGGGAGTCGCTGTGGCAGAATCTCTCTGTGCCGCCGCGGCTTTCTGGATGATGTCCATATCCAAGTTTTTGTCTCTGATGTGGAATGCTGTTGGATATTTGATCTCTCCATCAAATGCTTCACCTTGCCATAGAGCATACAATCTCCATATCTGTTCTTCAGCCAATTCAAGATTCCTTGCCTTCTCAGACAATCTGGCATCCAATAACAGGAACTCTGATTGCATCGCAACACCTGACATCTGTCTTGTTTCAACTGCTCTGATTGAACCCAAATGACTCATTTTATCAATGGCTTGAACAGTTTCTTGCATTGTGGATAATATTGCTTGTAGGTTACCGCCATCTGGTTGTAACAGATAAGGTTTTAGATTGGGATCTAGGTCTTCTGGCATTTGGATTATCGCACCAGCACCTGCTGAGGCATCCACGCCTCTGGTCTTAACCAACGTTGGGTGATTGGTCAATGAAATCAATTGTTCTGCTTCTGAATAACATTCGTGTAGGAATCTCTGTGCGTGTGCCACGTCAGCGATGTCAGAGACACCAATACCTTTGACGGGTCCCCTGTTGGCATAAACGCATACCGCTGGGATCTTGCCCAACATATTTGTTTTTTCTTCCAATACCTCCACAGAATCCTTTGCGGCATTGGGTCTATATATCACCAATTTGATTGTGTCTTTGGTCCAAACTCTCAGATAGAATTCATCTGGTCTCTGATTGGGTCTCTCGTCTGTTTCCAAGAATGAGATCATCTCCAATTCATAATGTCCATTTGGTTGTCTGAGATATTTCCAATCCAACACGTTCTCTGGAGAATATATTGTAACATATGGACGGATGCCTTGTTGTAATTCTTCCGCTCTTGTGCCCACCACTGTCTCTGGTCTGTCCACTAACACCCAGACATTGCCGTACACTGAACTCAAGATGTTGACATCTCTGATGAATGAATCCCAAGTCCTGCCTTCCATATCGCAATCTTGCAAGAATGCTTCCAGTTCAGGAGAATCCGCCAATGATCCAAAATCTCTCTTGATGTTTTGTCTGTATAGGAATGAATTGTAGATATGAACCACCGCCTTCACGTGATTGTCAACCACCGCGTGATCCAATCTGTTTAGATATTCCGTCTCTGATTCGTATGTGTATCTCTTGAGGTATGAACCTCTCTTGTATTCTTGTGCCCCTAGGTAACTTCTGATCAAGAACTTCCAATGATCAATGTAATTTCCGTAATCTCTGTGGGTGGGTAAACCAACCACACTGCCTGCTATTTGATTGTCCTTGTTGATTAGACTGCTTATGTCTGGCATTATCTATTGACTCCTGTTTTGACTGTAAATCTTTCTGTAGGTATTGTATCGTAGAACGTCTTGATTGGATATAAGAAAGAAACTAGATAACCTAATGCGTCGTTCATATGATCATAACCCTGTGTTTTATCAGGCAGAACAGTGCCTTCCTTGAAAGTCTGTTTTGCTACACTATTTAACAGATTCTTGCACTTAGGATGAATGAATATGCCTCTCTCGCCTGACGCTGAACAGAATTTGGCATTCACTGAATTGATCCTATCTCTCACTGCCATGTGCCTGTTCATCATCTTGGGCAAGAAACCAGCGTTCTGTAGTATGGACAAGTCTGTCCTTCCACCCGCTGATGTCTTCCTCTGTTTGGAGGCTGGATCTGGATATGCGAATATCTTCTTGCCCCTATATCTGCGATGTATCTCTTCACACAATTCATCTGTGTTGGAACTCCATATCTGGATCTCATCAATCACGTGTATCTTGTTGTCCTTGATGTAGGACACCACGGCACTCATTGGATCCAAGTTAAAATCTATGCCAATGTGTAGTATATTATTATCTAGGGGTTCTGTCAATGGCATAACATTGTGTGCCATATCAAATCCCCCATAGATGATGCCAGAATATGTCTCCCAAGTGGCCTCATATTCTTGACGATAGGTCTTGGCATCCAAGTCCTTTTTGGCTTGTTCTATCTCTTCAGCATCCACGAATCCGCCCTGTATGGTGGTGAATTGATAGGATGACCATTCCTCATCCGTGGGATCTTGTCCTCGTTGATACAGGGAATGGAACCAATTCATACCTTTGGGTGTGCCACAGAACAGAGCTGAACCTTTGGTGTCTGACAGGGTCGCCCTCAGCACCTCAGTCCAAGCAGTTTCTTCAATGTCAGCACATTCATCTAGTACGATGAAGTCAATACCCACACCCCTGAGTGAATCCTTGTTGTCAGCACCCCTGAGGCAGATACGAGATCCGTTCTTGAGGAATATGGTAAGTTCCGCTTCGTTGATCCTTGCCACCCAACGTAGATCTTTTAAAACCTGTTTGATTTTCACCCAAGCGATATTCTTTGACTGCCTGTAGGATGGTGAACAATACCATACTAATCTGTTGGGTATCCTTGCGTGATAACAAAGTTCTCTGATTGCTAATGTGGTTTTCCCAAAACGTCTTCCAGTTACTAGGACCCTAAAACGAGACTTGTCGTCAGCAACCTTACGTTGAGGTTCTGATAGTTTCATTATGATTAATTATTAGAGTTTTTCTAACAGTATGTCAAATATGGCAGATGCACCCGTGGTGGCACCCGCTTTGACCCTCACTTCAAAATCCGTCTTGGCTGGAAATGCCAATGGCACTGGATATTCATAACTGACTGGTGATCCCGCTGATCCATACACGCCCTGCACCCTGAACGCACCACCAAATGGTCTGGCCACACCCTGGAAGATGGTCTCTTTGGCCTTTTCCAATGAGCCCTTGAATTGTAGGATGTATGCCCTGTATCCAGCTGGCACCGTGTAGACTGCCATCAAGGTCTGTCCATTGCCCGCCAATATTTTAGCCACTGTGGTATCTGTTGAATCTGACTGTGTGTGCAATAGAGTGATGTCGCCCACGTTTGTGGTCTGTCCTGATGCTGGTGTTTTAACAAATGCCCTATACACCCTAATGAAATTGACGTTACCTCTGGCACCACCCACAGTGATATCTTCAAATGCTATGTTGTAATCTTGATCCAATCCATTCACTGTGATCACAGCACCCGTGTCTGATCCAGATCCTGAAGTTATCTGCACCGTGCCCGCTGTGGCTGGATATGTGTATATGTTGTTGCCATCCCACACAGTTTGGAATGAGGATCCCACTGATGATGAAAATCCAAATTTGTTGACGTGATCTAAATCATTTTTGAAATCACCTCTGGCGATACCTATGTTCCTCACGATGTCATTGTTTGGATGTCTTAGATCTTTTATTGATGGCATTAAGAATCTTCCCAAGGTAAAGGTGCGGTGTTGGCCTCATCCACAGGTTGATCTGCTTGTCCAAGATATTGCTTGCCTAGCCACATCAGCATACGAACATCACCTTTCTCAAGTGCGACTTCCATCTGCTTCCTTCTCAATGATTTCTTACCTTCCGCTCTGCCTTTTTCTATTAGATGTTTGAATCTCTTTTCCAATGTCGTGGTGGATGTTCCAACCACATCCGCTATCTCTTGGTATGTGCAATGGATCGTGGCTAATTTAAAGATTAGATCGTGATCCAGTTTGTATGATTTCTTTTGCTTGTCCATTATAATGTTTTCTCCGTGATCACTATTCTGAATCTTCTGGAATCCGTGTCACCATCTGATGTGGTTATTTTGACATCCACCGTGTATACATTGTCCAATGTGCCACCACTCAATCTTATGTTCACCACTGCTCCACTGATCGTGACATCCGTGGCCGCATCTGTTGGGAATTCCAATGGATTGCTGTCACCACTGATACTTTGGATAGTGATTGTGGCTGTGCTCACACTGTCACCTGAATTTAGATAATCAGTCCAGTCAACTCCATATTGGATATTGGCATCTGGATGCTTTTCAATGTATGCTGATGTGTTATCTCTCTTAAATCCTGTTAAATTTGCCATCTTATCCTTCCTGTCTTACTCTTGGAATAGAGGATCTCTGTTTAAATGTTGGTGTCACAATCTTATACAATCTTGTTTCCTCTGGAACCAATAAAATATTAGATTCCGTCTCAACACTATTTACACGAGTTTCTTGTAAACATTCTATCACACGAGATTCAATTG